CAGTATTTTCCACATCCAAGATTGGGAGCATGAGGCAGCATGGCACGGCCAAGATTGCCGCAAGCCAAGGCTGAGGTCTCGGGCGCGGCGCTAAAGAACCCCGGCACGTTCAAAGACCGCAAGGCCCCAAAGGGAACGCGGTCTCTGGGCTTGCCGTATGCGCGGATGACGCCGGGCCAGGTCGAGGCGTGGCAAGAGTTCCGCGACGAGCTTCCGTGGCTCAACTCAGCGCACCGGGCGCTCCTGCAACTGGCCTGCGTCCTGCGGGATCGCCTGAACAACGACCCGGAAATGGGTGTGAACGCCCTGTCGGCTTACAGCTCGATCTTGTCGAAACTGGCGGCGACCCCGGTGGATGAAACGAAAGTAGGAATGCCGGATGGGGAGGACGAAGACCCCGCCGATCAGTTCTTCCGCGCCAGACCGCACTAGGGCTTACGCCGAGGCGGTTCTAGCCGGGGAGATTGTCGCGGGGCCGCACGTTCGCAACGCTTGCCGCCGACATCTGGATGACCTGAAACGGACGGACGGAATACGGTTTGACCCGGACGCCGCTGACTATGCGTTCAACTTTTTTGAGACCGTCCTGCATCTAAGCGAAGGCCAGTTCGAGGGCCGACCGTTTGTGCTGGACCCGTCTCAGGCGTTCATCATTGGCAGCCTGTTTGGCTGGAAGCGGTCGGACGGACGACGCCGGTTCCGCAGAGCCTACATTGAGCAAGGCAAGGGCAACGGGAAGTCGCCTCTTGCTGGTGGCATCGGCCTATTCGGCATGACGGCGGCGGGCGAATCTGGCGCACAGATTTACGCGGCGGCGGCGAAGCGGGAACAAGCGGGCATCCTGTTTGCGGATGCCGTCAAGATGGTTAAGCAGTCGCCCGCCCTGGCGAAGCGGCTGGAGTTTTCGGGCGGTGCGGGGCGCGAGTTCAACATCGCGCACCATGCCAGCGGATCGTTCTTTCGGCCCGTGTCACGCGACACCGGCAAGACCGGCTCCGGGCCTCGCCCGTTCTTCGTTCTAGCGGATGAGGTTCACGAACTCCCTGATCGAAAGATCATCGAGATGCTGGAGCGCGGCTTCAAGTTCCGCCGCGAGCCGCTGCTGTTTATGATTACCAACTCCGGCTCCGACCGTAACTCGGTGGCGTGGGAGGAACACGAACACGCTATCAAGGTGGCGGCGGGCAACATCGACGCGGTGACGGACCCGACCTATCTGGGCGAGGTTATCGACGACACGACGTTCAGTTTCGTTTGCAGTCTGGATTCTGAGCGCACAGAGCATCTTAGCTATAGCCAAGCCATGCGACATATGAGAATGTCGTGTTCATGCAATGTTCCAACCACGCAGATCGACCGGCTTACGCGCGAGGCTTTTGTCAGCCTTGTTACCTCGTCTGGTATAAGCAAGAAGGCGGGCCACGGTGCGAAAAGCACCCCGACCGGCCAATCGTCAAACCGGGCCTGTGTGCCCTGTGCTACAACCACACACCCAAGCAGCGATCACCCGAGGCTAAGGCAAAGCGTCGAGAGTATCAAAAGCGGTGGGTCGAGAAGAACCGGGACAAGCTCCGCGAATACAAACGCGAGTGGCTGGCAGACAAGCCGGGATATAGACTGGCAAAGACTAAGCAGCAGCGTCTTCGGAACTACGGAGTCGATCACGCCGACTATCAGCGCCTCGTCGCTGAACACGGCGGCAAGTGCGCCATCTGCCAAACGGAGCCGAAATGGCTCTGCATCGACCACTGCCACGACACCGGAAAATATCGCGGACTTCTCTGTAAGTCCTGCAACACAGGAATTGGTTTTCTCGGAGATACTGCGGCAAGCGTGGAACGCGCACTCGCCTACCTGCGGGGCGCGGAACTCCGAACTGGTCGGGTCGAGCCTGAAGGTCCACTTTAAGGCCGACGACCCGCTTAACGATCCGTCATGCTGGATTAAGGCCAACCCGCTTCTAGGCGTGACGATAACGGAAGAATATCTGCGCGAGACGGTGGCGCAGGCCAAGGCGATCCCCGGCCAGTTGAACGGCATCTTGCGTCTTCATTTCTGCGTCTGGACCGATGCGGAGACGGCGTGGATGACGCGAGCGACGCTTGAGCCATGCATCGCGGATTTTAACCCGGCAAGCCATCGCGGCAAGCCGATATGGATGGGGCTGGACCTCTCGCAAAACCGGGACATCACGGCGCTCGGCGCGGTGGTAAAGACCGGGACGAATGACGAAGGCAAGCCGACGTTTGACGCCTGGGTGGAAGCCTGGACGCCGGGCGACACGCTGACGGCTCGGGAGATGCGGGACCGCCTGCCTTATGCAGTCTGGGCTCGCGAGGGCCACATACACGCGCCCTCCGGTGAGAGCGTTAGCTATCGGCACGTCGCCCAAACCCTGGCCGAATACGGTCGGGACTATGACATCCAGCTCGTCGCCTATGATCGGTTCGCCTTCAAGCGGTTCGAAGAAGAGGTCGATGAACTCGGCCTTTCGGTTCCGTTCGCGGAGCATCCGCAGGGCGGGCTTAAAAAGGGCAAGCCCTTGGAGGCCGGGGGCGAGGGCCTTTGGATGCCAGGGTCTGTCCGACTGCTTGAAGAGGCCCTGCTCGAAGGCCGCATCCGGCTTAAGCGCAATCCGGTTCTGATCTCCGCGATGATGTCGGCGGTGATCGAAGAGGACAAGTGGGGCAACCACTGGCTGGCTAAGACCCGGTCAGTGAACAAGATCGACGCGGCGATTGCGCTGGCGATGGCGCTAGGCGCGGCAATGGGCGTCGAAACCGTATCGGAACCCGTCTCACCTTGGGACGATCCTAACTTCAGCCTGATGGGGGCCGCTGCATGAAGCTGTTCGGCCTGGACATTAGCAAGGCGGAAACCCGCGCTTCACCGGAGGACCCTCGCGTCCCCGTGAGCGCGGCGAACTTCCTTCAGTTCTTTAACGTCCAGACTAACGGGATGCCTGCCGTCACGCTTGACGCCGCCTTGACGGTTCCGGCGGTTGCGGCATCAGTGTCGTTCCTGTCGCGGTCGCTGGCGAACCTTCCGCTTCACGCTTACCGCGATGCCGGTGATGCTGGGGCGGTTCGGACGGGCGGCAAGTTGCAACGGGTTCTAAACGAAGCGCCCAACACCGAATGGACCTCGTTCGGGCTGCGGCAATATTTCTGGCAGCAGGTGTTTACGGGTGGCCGGGGCCTGGCCTGGATTGAGCGCATCGGCCCTAACGTCGATGCAATCTGGCCGATTGATTCCACCCGCGCGACGGTGAAGCGGGTTAATGGCCGCAAGATTTACACGTTCGAGGGCCGAGACTATCCAGCCGCCGACGTGATCGACGTTCCGTTCATGCTCAAGTCTGACCAGTTGGCGGTTCATTCGCCGCTGGTTATGGGCGCGAAAGCGATCAGTCTGGCGATTGCGATGGGCGATTATGCGTCTGGGTTTTTCGCGGGCGGTGGTGTTCCGCCTCTCGCACTGACCGGCCCGATGCCTGCCGGTGCCGATGCGGTGAAGCGGGCGCAGGCTGACATCAAGCGATCCATCGACGCGGCGAAGAGCGGCAGCGATGCAATCTTCCCGATCCCGGCGGGTTACGAACTGAAGCCGGTCGGGTTTGATCCGGCGAAGGGTCAGATGACCGAGGCGCGGCGGCTCCAGATCGAGGAGATCGCGCGGCTGTTTAACCTTCCGCCGGTGTTCGTCCAGGACCTCACGCACGGCACATTCTCCAACACCGAGCAGCAAGACCTCCATCTGGTGAAGCACCTGATCGCCCAATGGGCCAAGGCGCTCGAAGAGGAACTGAACCTCAAACTGTTCGGCGCCGCGAATAACCGTCGTTACGTTGAACACTCGCTGGACGCCATGATGCGGGGCGACTTTGCGACCCGGATGGCCGGTATGGCGCAAGGCATCCAGACGGCAATCCTGACACCTAACGAAGCCCGCACCCTCGACAACCGCCCGCCGCTTGCGAATGGCGATGTTCTCTACATCCAAGGGGCGACGGTGCCTCTGGGTTATCAAACAATGGACGAGGCACATTCGCCCGACGATGAAGGAGGGGCAGATGAGCCTCGAGACCCGGACGCTGATTCGGACGCCTGACGTTCGCGCCACCGACAACGGGCGCACCATCGGCGGTTATGCGGCGGTCTTCAACTCCCGCGCCAACATCGGCGGGTATTTTGAAGAGGTCATCGCGCCCGGCGCTTTTGATGATGCGCTGATGCAGGACGTTCGCGCCCTTGTCGATCACGACACGGGACGGGTGATCGGTCGCACGAAAGCCGGGACGCTCCGCATGAAGCAGGACGACATGGGCTTGGCGGTTGAGATTGACCTTCCCGACACAAGCGACGGGCGCGACCTTGCAACCCTGATTGAGCGCGGGGATGTGTCTGGGATGTCGTTCGGGTTCGTCGTTACGAAAGAGACCTGGGACGAAACGATGGAGCCGCCGATGCGGACTATCCAGGCGCTTGATCTGCGCGAGGTGAGCGTGGTCGCGTTCCCCGCCTATGACGACACTTCGATTGCCATGCGTTCGCTGGAAAAATCCCGCGAGATGACGAAAGCGGAACGGGCCGAACATAACCGGCTTAAGGCCGAGGCCCGAATCGCTGAACGCAAGGCCGCTGCCGAGCAGAGGTTTCGCGGCATCCGCTGACACTATTTCCCGGCCCTTTGGGGTCGGAGCCTATCGCCCATTCGGGTGCATGGGACACCGGCGCTGTCATGTTGGCAAGCCGGATTCTTCTGACACCTAAACCCTTCCTGAATGGAGATTAAAATGTCGATCACCGACCTGAACGAAAAGCGTGGCCGTCTGGTCCACCAGGCCCGCGAGGCCCTCGAAGAAATCAAGACGAACACCGACGAAAGCCGGGCCGCTGAACTGAACCAGCGCCACGACGCCATCATGGCCGACTTCGACAAGATCGAGGGCCTGATCGAGCGTGACGCCCGCGTCGCTGCCGCTGAATCCCGCGCCGAAGAAGCCCGCGCCAAACTGCGCCCGATCCCCGGTGACGGTGCTGTCCGCGCTGCTGATCAAGGCAAGGCCCCGGAATACCGCGACGCCTTCTATGCCATGCTCCGCGCTGGCGGCAACGTGTCGGACCTGTCGGGCGAAGAGCGTGCTGCTCTGAAGGCTGGCGTTCAACACGACGCTGAGTTCCGCGCCCAGACCGTTGGCACCAACTCGGCGGGTGGTTTCACCGTCCCCGTCACGCTCGCCAACATCATCGTAAAGTCGATGGCCGCTTGGGGTCCGATGTATGATGACGACATCTGCACCACCATCAACACGGCCTCGGGCGAGCAGATCAACATCCCGACCGTCAATGACGTTTCGACGGCGGTTGCCAAGACCACCGAAGGCTCGGCCCTCACGGACGACGGCGGCGTGGATGTTACCTTCGCCCAGAAGAACCTCAACGCCTTCCTGTTCGACACCGAGTTCGTCCGCTGGTCGCTCGCCCTGTCGCAAGACTCCATCTTCAACATGGAGCAACTGCTGGGCGAACTGCTTGGCGAGCGTCTGGGCCGTCGTGCTAACCTCGAACTCACGACCGGCGACGGCACCGGCGACCCGAACGGCATCGTGACCGCTTCGACCCTCGGCAAGACCGCTGCGGCTATTGCGGCCATCACGGCAGACGAACTGATCGACCTCCAGCACTCGGTGGACCCGGCCTATCGTCAGTCGCCCAAGGCTCGCTTCATGTTCAACGACTCGACGCTGGCGGCTATCCGCAAGCTCAAGGGCGGCGACGGTCAGTATATCTGGCAGATGGGCGACATCCGCACCAGCGTTCCCGGCACCCTGCTCGGCTCGCCCTACTCGGTCAACCAGGCGATGGCCTCGCTCGGCACCGCGAACAAGCCGGTCGTGTTCGGTGACTTCGGCAAGTATTACGTTCGCAAGGTGGGCGCTCCCATCATCGGCGTGATGCGCGAGCGTTTCTGGCCGGACCTCGGCATCGCCGGTCTGATCCGCTTCGACGGTGAACTGGGCGACACCGCCGCCGTCAAGCACCTGGTCAACGCCTAACTGAACTGGGGCGGGTTTCGGCCCGCCCCTACTTCACTCAAATAAGGAGACTGACCAATGACTTTGGTTTCAAGGCCACAAGGTGCGGAAGAACTTCGCATCGATTCGGGCGGCAAGATTACCGCCGCTGGGGTTCAAGCCGCGCACATCGCCAATGTGACGACCGGCGGCGGCTCGGGTTCTGCTGCAAACGCGACCGCAATCAACGCCATTCTGGTTGCGCTGCGCGGCGTCGGCATTCTGGCGCCTAGCTGATGATGGTTCGGATGGTGGTCGGGCTTGCTGGTCCGACCACCAGCCTCGCGCCTGGCGATGAGGCTGAGTTTCCCCAAGCCGAAGCGGTGCGGCTGATCGAGGCCGGTTACGCCGTGCCGATGGTCGAGGCTAAAATCGAGCGGGCGGTGAAGCCTGCCCGCAAGGTGGAGAAGCGTTAAATGTGGAGGCCCGTCGTCGTCACTGTTGCGCCAGCCGCTGAACCGCTGACAACGGCGGATGCCAAGGCACATCTGCGCGTCGACCACTCCGACGATGATAGCTTGATCGCTGCTAATGTTGCGGCGGCGCGAGCGCACGTTGAGGCCCGCGCGGGCATCCGGCTCTACACCCAGACTGTTAGCTTTAAGACGGATAGCTGGGATGATTTTTCCAACCTTCCGATCTGCCCCGTTCAAAGCATTTCGAGCATCTCCTATGTCGATATCGCGGGCGATGTAATCACGCTCCCGACCACGGTTTATGAGACCCGGCTGGAACTGATGGAGCCGTCCATCGTCCTGAAATACGCCCAGGTCTGGCCGACCATTCGGGAAGGCTCGCTGATTACGGTTACGGCGGTGGTCGGTTATGGCGTCGCCAATACGCAGCCGCCCGAGGTCATGCACGCGATCAAGCTAGTGGTCGGGGATATGTATGAACACCGCGAGACGGTCGGCTCTGGCGCGGTCTCGCTGCCGGTTGCCGCCACGGTCGATGCGCTGCTGGCCAATCACAAGAAGCACCTGATCTGATGGAGGCGGGCAAGCTCGACCGCAAGATCGTCATTCAGCGGTTCACCTCGACGCTCGATTCCTACAATGAGCCGGTCCTGTCGTGGTCAACGCTGGCCACGCGGTCGGCATCCTATGAGCCGATCAGCGACGGCGAGCGGTTCCGGGCTGGAGAGACAGCGGCCACGGCATCGGCGCGGTTTGTCATTCGCTATTCGTCGGCGGTCTCGACCCTCAATCCGAAAGACCGGCTAACCTTTGACGGCGACACCTGGCAAATCTTGCACGTCAAGGAGATCGGGCGCCGAGAGGGGATTGAAATTACAGTGTCTGGAAGGGCAGATTAGGCTATAAAGAGCGGGCCGATTTGGTGCTAGACACACCGCCTCGGCCCTAACCAACCCCGAACGGATGAGGTTCGAGATGGCTGACCAAAGCCCTAGCACCATAACCGCGCGAGCGGCAGCCCTAGCGGACGGCGCGGTAAGATATTTCAGCGGTCGCGAGTGCGTTCGCGGCCACTTGGCAGAGCGCTACACGCGAACCGGGTCGTGCGTGATTTGCAAGGACGCAGATCGGACGGCGGCAGAGAAAGCGGACCCGGAGAGAACTAATGCCCGGATGAGGGCCTCGCGGGAGCGGCACAAAGATTCCATTAAGGAGCGTCAAAAGCTGGAGCGAGCGACGCCGAAGTATCGCGCGAGACAGCGGGCGTGGGCGGAAAAGAACAGGACAAAGAGACAAACACAGGCGCGGGAGCGCTACAAGGATAAGCCTGAACTGCGGGAAAAGACGCGGGTCTGGCGCGAGGCAAACCCGGACCGCGTCAAAGCCATCCGCAGGGCCTGTTACGAGAAGAGAATGCAGCGCCCAGCCGTTAAGGTGACTGTCGCGGTTACGACTGGCATTAGGCGGTTTCTAAAATCTGACGGAAAGCGCGGCAGGCGCACTTTTGATTGTCTGCCCTACACCCCGGAACAACTGGTCATTCATCTTGAGCGGCGGTTCGCTCCCGGCATGTCGTGGGTCAATTACGGCCAATGGCATATCGACCACATCGTGCCGATCAGTGCTTTCAATTTTGAGACGGTCGAACACGTCGATTTTCAGCGGGCGTGGGCCTTGAGCAATCTGCAACCCCTTTGGGCGGCAGAGAACCAGAGCAAGGGGGCGAGGATTGATGCGTCGTTTCAGCCCAGCCTTGCCCTGTAATCTGACGGCAACCGTCCGGGCCGATGGCTAGGGGCGTCAAGGTCTCGGTCGAAGGATTGCGCGAGGTTGACGCGGCCCTGGGTGAACTAGGCAAGGCGACCGGCAGAAACGTGATGCGCCGGGTGGCGCTTGCCCGGCTGGAGCCGATGGCCGAGGAAATGCGGCGGCTGGTCCCGGTGGACTCAGGCGACCTGAAGGACGGGATTTCCGTCACCACGAAGAACCCCAGACGGAACCGGAAGCGGTCGGAGGTCGAGGCCCACGCCGGGCCGGGTCGTCATCCGCAGGCCCACCTTCGCGAGTTTGGCGGGGACGGTAATCCGCCCAAGCCCTACGTCCGGCCCGCATGGGATGGCGGCAAGGATGCGCTGCTGGAAGGCATCGCGGATGATTTCTGGGTTCAGATAAGCAAAGCCGCCGCGAGGAAGGCCAAGAAAGCCGCCCGACTGGCCGCGAAAGGGTAACGCATGGAAGCCGCCCTGATCGCCAAGCTGCTCGCCACGGCTGGCATCACCGCGCTGGTCTCGACCCGCATTAACTGGAGCCGCCGCCCTCAAGGCGCGGCGCTTCCCGCCATTGTCCTGCACCGCGTCTCGGGGACGCCTGACGTTCACCACGCCGGGGCTTCGGGCCTAGTTGTGAGCCGGGTCCAGGTCGATTGCTGGGCTGCGTCCTACGGGTCGGCCAAGGCCGTCGCACGGGCCGTTGAAACCGCCATCACGGCGCAAACCTTCACCCAAGGCGCAATCCGCTTTGACGTGATCCTGATCGACTCCGAGCGAGACGATTCTACCGACGAAACTACCCCTCTTTTCCGAACGTCCCTGGACCTGATGGTCCATCACGCCAACGCCTCTTAAGGAGCAACACACATGGCCGCTTCCGCTGCTACTAACGGGTTTGGGGCGGTCTTCGCCTATCTCTCGACCGATCCCTCGACCTACACCGCCCTTGCTGAAGTGCTGTCTGTCACCCCGCCTTCGATCAATGTCGAGACGATTGAGACGACGCACATGGGTTCCGACGACGGGTTCCGCGAATACATCGCCAGCCTGAAAGACGGCGGCGAGGTCACCGTGAACCTGAACTATGTCGAGGCCAGCGCAACGCTGCTTCAGACGCTGGTTCTGGCCGGTGTCGAGACCTTCCGGGTGACCTTCCCCGGTTCCTCGACCTTCACTTTCATGGGCATCCCGACCGCCTTCGCCTTCGATGACGTTGTGATCGACGACAAGGTGGCTATGAGCCTGACCATCAAGGTCACCGGCAAGCCCGTCTACGCGGCGGTCTAACGCATGGCGAACCGTATCAAGGGCGAGGTTGCATTCTCGATTGAGGATGGCGACCTCGCCGGAGATTTCGTCCTGCTGCTGGACTTCAACGCCCTGTGTGATCTGGAGGCCGATCTGCCGGGCCTGATGGACGGCACGGCTGAGATCAAGACGCCTTCCGCAATCCGGGCGGTTTTCCATGCCGGGCTTCAGGCTCGCCATAAGGACATCACCCTGCGTGATGCCGGGGACATTATCCAGGCGCTCGGCATCGAGCAGGCGGGCGATCTGGTCCGCCAATCGTTTGAGGCGTCGTTCTCAAAAGCCAAGGGAGGCGAGGAATCGAACCGCCCTCGGAAAGCGCCCGCGAAAGCTGGTGCTGGGAACGGGCGCTAGGTCTTTGGTGTGAGGCTGGGCGCGACCCTGACGCCTTCTGGTGTCAGACGCCCCGGCTTTATGCCGTTGTCGTTTCGGCCTCGGGCCGCGTGATTGAGCGCGAGCAACAAGGCCGCGCGTGGATGGCTTGGCACATTGCCGCCCTTCCTCGCCTGAAGAAGTTTCCGACGCTTGAAAGCCTGATGGGCATTAAGCGGACAGCCAAGCGCCAGACCGTTTCCGAAATGGAGGCGATCTTCGCGGCGTGGGCAGCGAGAGGTTAGAATATGTCTCAAGCTGTTGTGGGCGCTCTCAGGGTCAGCCTGGGCCTTGATTCGGCTCAGTTCACGGCGGGCTTGACCGCAGCCCAGCGGAACATGAAGCAAGTCGGGGACCGCATGAAAGCGGTCGGGGCGACCATTGCGACGGCAGGCATCGGCATAGCGGTTGCTGCTGGCGCGGCGTTCGTGAAACTTGGCTTTGATGCGCTCAAGGCTGCGGACGACATCGGTGATGCCGCTGCCCGGCTTGGCGTAACGGCCGAGGCGTTTCAAAAACTAGAGATCGCCGCAACGTCTGCCGGTGCTGCGCCCGGCCTGATGACCGAGGCGATGGACAAGCTGAACGTCGGGCTGGGCGCGTTCATGCAGACGGGCGGTGGTCCTGCTGCGGAAGCGTTTAAGCAACTCGGCCTGTCGGGTCAGATCGCCAGCGGTCAGATTGCGACAGCCGATCAGGCGTTTTATGCGGCGGCGAAGGCCCTCGAAAGCATCGCCAACCCGGCAGAGAAGGCCCGGCTGTCTGCCCAGTTGTTCGGTCGGGCTGCTGGCGCTGATATGCTTGAAGTCTTGGCGCCGGGCGAAGCGGCGCTGCGGGGTTATGGGGAAGCGGCGGCTCAATCGGGCCGCATCATGTCTGCCGAGATGGTCGAGAAACTGTCGGCCGCGAAGCTGACGATTGACACCACCAGTCAAGCCTTCATGCAGATGGCCCAGGTGATGGTCGGTGACCTCATCGTCGGCTCGATGACGTTCCTCGACACGCTCAAGCCCATGATCGAGCAGGGCAAGGCGCTCGCCGCTCAGATCGGCGCGTTCCTGGGGCCGTCGTTTGTTGAGCTTGCCGAGACGGTCAAATCGCTAATGTCCGGGCCGTTTGGCCGGGCGCTGATGGCCACGCTGCGGCTACTCGCACAAGTCATCGGGACGATTGCGGTTGTCGCGATCAAAGTCTTTGTCGAATATCTGAACCTGCTTGCCGGAACCATTGACCGAGCCGCGCGAAACTTTGCCGGGTTCGTGGATGCCTTTTTGGCGGGCTTCAGGTTCCTATCGACTGAGGTTCCGGCATTCATTCAGCGCATGGTTGACGGGGTCGCGCGGTGGCTGACCGGCAAGCTGTTCGATGTGCTGAAGGGCGTCATCGACAAAGTGAAGTTCGTTAGCGATGCGTTCTTCCGCCTTTACGACGCGGTGGTCGGCAACTCCTACATTCCCGATATGGTCGAGGGCATTGCTCACTGGATGGGCAAGCTGGACGCCGGGATGGTGCGGCCCGCCCTTGGCGCGACCGATGCCACCCGCGAGGCATTCGAGACGCTGCGCGATGATGTCGCTGGCATCTTTGAAAGCCTGCTAACCGATAGCGAGCGAGCGACCCGTCAACTGGCCCGCGACATGGCCACGCTCGACAAGGGCCTGGCTGAAGGTCTGATTTCCCGAACTGAATACCAACAGGCGCTCGGCGGCATTGCGGCTCAAGGGCTGGAAACCGGGGAACCTATGGCCCCGCTCGGCTCGCTGGCGGTGCTGCCTAATGAAGCCGGTTTGATCGGTGGCATGAGGGCTACACAGCAAGCCTTCGACGATGCGGCTAACGACTTCGCGGATACGTTCTCGCAAGCTATGGGCCGCGTTCTGAGTGGCGACATCAAGGGCCTGTTCAACGATCTGCTGCGCGATGTGATGGACAACGCTCTGCGCGATCTGGGCCGCACGTTGTTTAGCGCGATGGGCGGAAGCGCCAAGGGCGGCGGCGGGGGCTTCTGGGGCACGGTTCTCGGCGCTATGAAAATCCCCGGCTTCAAAACCGGCGGCTCTTTTAAGGTTGGCGGCTCCGGTGGTGCTGACAGTCAGCTTATGGCGTTCCGCGCCACGCCCGGCGAGATGGTGGACATCCGCAGGCCGGGCCAAGACGCGGGCGGCGGCATGGTCGTTCACGTCAACCCCTCCCCTTATTTTGACGTGCAGGTCGAGCGTGTCGCCGCACCGATGGCGGTTCAGGCTGCCGCGACGGCTTACGGTGCCACGCGGTCGGATATGGCCACGGCCCAACGTCGTTCTCGGCAGAGGTTTGTGTAGATGGCGATTACCCTGCCAGCCACTCCGGGGCCTCGCAACATCACCGCCCGGCTGGTTAGCCGCCGCCGTGATTTAGAACCCACTTTCAATGGGCCGACGAGCCGCGTTCGCCGGATCGGTTCGCGGTGGTCAATCGACTTTGACTTGCCGCCGATGACGTATTCGGATGCGATGGTCTGGGTCGCTGCCCTGACCTCAGCCGAAGCCGACACGGTAATCCTGGCGGTGCCGCAGCCCGGTTTCTCGACCGGCGTTCCCGGCTCGCCGCTGGTCAACGGGGCCAGCCAGCTGGGGTCGCTTATCGACCTTGACGGGTTCTCGCCGTCCTACGTCGCCACGGTCGGCCAGTGGTTCAACATCACGGTTTCCGGCCGCCTGTATCTCTATCAGGTCGCCACCGAGAAGATGGCCAGCGCGGACGTGATGGCTGATCTGGCGATCAATCCGATGATCCGCGCCTCGCCCGCGAACAACTCGGCC